TGGTAACTGTGTAATTTGTTGTCAGAGTTTGTACTGTTTCAGTACCAGCAGCCGATCTAAGTATGACAGTAAGATCTGCGTCTGCGAATATCTTGAAAGTATACGCAAATGTGGTGGTACTTCCGTCTCCACTGTAACTGTTTTTTGTGGTTGTGCTACTAACTGTCATAACTACCTCATTTCTACGTTATAATCTTTTTTGCTAAATTAATCAAATTAAAATCTTTTTGCATAACTTGATGGAGGATAATAAAACTCTTGGTCAAAATCCTCTCTCATCCTTGTTTCCATTTTATCCATGTAGCCAGGACTAGCTCTTTCTAAAAGTCCATACAATAAAAAATAATCAAGAGCCGTTTTTGTATAAAATAGATTAATGTAAGGAGTGTTTTGTAACCCAAATTTTGCTGCATCTTTTGCCAAATCATCTCCATCTCTAAATTTTGCATATATAGTTCCTAGGTCATCTATAACAGAAGCCGTAGGACCAAGTGCTGTTGTTGTTAGAGATTGACCATACTCATTAAATTTCCCAAAAATAAAGTCACCATAAATTCCTGCACCACCACCTTGCAGAAAAGCTCTAGTTAAAACGTCTTTTGTTTTAGACAAATCCTCATTAAAAACATCCATAGGTTCTTTGCCTTTTATAATATCCTTCAAACTCATTGACAAATAACCCATAACAGTCGTGCCAACCATCATTTGACTAAGACCTATTATACCACTTGTACCACCACCTTTTGCATAAAAATGTCTACTCATACCTTTTGTAATGTAAGTAATAGGAAAACCTTTTAGCTGCATTATCATTCTCACAGCTTCACCAATAACAGTGCCCCTTGGTTGCCCTTGATTCATTATAGCTCTTTCTCTTGCACCTGGTGTTGGAATAGCTGCATCAGCAGAATCTACATAATAACTTGATAATTTGGTTCTAAGTTCATCCCTAAACTCTGCCCTCATGTTTTCGTTAATATCTAATTTTCCTGTTTTATTACTAATTACAATATCAATTTTTGCATCTGGTATTTCGTCAACCAAAGCTGGAACCAGGTATTTTTGCCCATCAACGGCTTTCATATCTAACCCACGAAATAATGACCATTCAACACCAGTTATTCCATATTGGTTAAGCAAACGTTTTGTTTCTTTTGGAACATCATCAAAACTTCTATTTGAATAATTAGCAAGATCAGATGCAAGCATTGCAGCCAACCCTTCCTTTTGTGCACTGTTCCACCATTGCATACCATTTAACCTAAAAAACATTTGATGTGCCTTAGCAATCATTCCTGGTCCACTGTCATTAGCACCGAATCGTGCGTGAACATTACCCAACCAGCTATCAACACCTACATTTAATAAAAAGGCTAATTCTTTCTGTTGCTCACTTTTAAAACCTTTAAACACATCACCAAATGCTTTTGCATAAGAGCCGAATATTCCTCTTTCTGTGTTTGCATTTATAAAAGATGCTTTGGTAGCTATATCTGAAAATGATGATATTGTGGCTGCACCTAACTTTGCCATATTTTGTATCATTCTATACCCAGCAGCAATACCTGCAAAATCAGACGCCATTCCTAAAAATGGTTTACCGACACCCCTTGCTCTTGTGGTGCCATCTAATTCTTTAAATTGATTGTCTAAAGACCTTTTGCTAATTTTATCATATATACTTAGGTCTCCTTTTGCCTTACCCTGCATATCTTGCAAAACCCTATCAAACATTGCCCTTGGATTTGGTCCGAATGTTTCCATTAACCCTATACTTTGTGCGTCATGCGATATACCAGCTAAAACAGACTCAGCCAAAGTCATACGACTATATTTGTTTTTGTATGCGTAAGACGAGCCACCATCTTTAAAATGTATAATTCTTTCACCACTTAAACCTTTTGCTAAATTAGTAGCTGTTTTAAATGAAGTTAATGGCTTTGATCCATCTAACTGTATTTGTTCCGTAGTTTTCATATGATTGCCTGAAACTAAATTGTCGTACATATCACCTAAAAACTCATCTTCTGTTTTATCTAACGGCTTGTTTTCAAACGTTTTTTCTTTGTCTATATAATTTTTTATATCGGCTACCCATGTTTCTTTACCAGCATCCCTTAAAAGCAATGCGTCATGGTTTTGCCTTACAACATAGTTTTTTAGCTCTCCAATATTTGCCCCATTTCTGTTTTTTCTTTTCAAAAGACGTTTTTGTACTTTCTGTATACTTTCTGCAATTTGCCTTGCTTCAGGACTGCCACTTTTCCCGAATCCATCAAAAAGCTCGACATATATTTTTTCATCTAACTCTGCACTTTGAAACACTTTCAACAAATCATTTTTTTTCAACTCAGCAGCTAACACACTAGCCGAGTCAGTCATAATGGCGTGTTGTTTTGCGTCAACGCTATACAAACCTTTTTCAGCATACCTTGCGTCACCAACCATAATTGCAGACAATGCTCTTGATGGATTTTTAGGATCTATCTTTAATGCTTCCATTATATTGCCGTAAGCTCGTGCACTTAATAAAGCGTTCCTTTTTAATATGGCTGCTTTTATTTTAGCTTGCTGTGATAGCTTTGCTGCTTCTTGAATTAAATTTGCTAAATCATCCTCACCAAATGCACTGCTTCTTTTTTTTAACTTGCTTTCTAAAATTTTAAGGATGTCTTCAACTTCCTCTAATGGGATCTCTACACCATTTTTATTTTTTACAGCGTTAATAACATCTGCTGAACATATTTTTATATTGCTCATTTTAGATTCCTCATATTAGTAATTAAGCAACTTGCACCTGCTCTAGCTGCTTCATCATAAGAAGAATCAGCTTTATTTATTAAATCATCAGATGCTTTTATTTCTGCGTCTAAATCTTCTGGTAGCAAATTTGCGTTCCTAAAACCTTGCAGATCAGCTTCCAGTAAACTATTTTGACTGAGAATATCTGCTAGTTCTGAGCTTTGGTAATCGAGACCATCTGCTTCCATTTCATCTAAAATGTTTTTCTGATCTCTTAAGGCACCTAAATATGTGTTAGTTACGGCAGCTTCGTCACCTAAATCTTTATATTGCTGCTCTGTCAATCCATCTTTCTCTATGGCTGTATTGTAATCATAATAATCTTGTTTTTGCATGGCATTGTCTATAGCAGACAAAAAAGTTTCGTTAGACATTCCTTTAGGATTTATACCATAACGTTTTGCCAAAGCATCAAGTTCCTGTGATCTTTCAAAAGCAAGTAAATCATCTGTATCAAACTCTGAAAATTTACCAACGTGAAGATCCTCTGCTATAGCTTCGTAAAATTGGGCAGGAGTAAACTCATCTACCCCATCAACTAAAGCCTTGGGAAAATAACCAGCTTCCCTAGCCAATTCCATCATTTCATTTATGGATTTTCCATCATTTCTAGCAATAGATTTTCTATTTTTTTTACCACCAATTACAGCATCTATTTCAGATATGTCTGGATCCTTTGTGTTAATGCCACCATTATCTATGATAAATTTTTTTAACCCTTTTGGTTTTTCAGCTTTTAATAAAGACGGAATTGCTGTTCCCTTTGTTTCAAATTTAGGATCGTCTATTACATCATACAAGTTTACTTCAGGGTCAGGCAACCCTTCTGGTTTTACTATTTGGCTTTCTTTGATTGTTTCTGTGGAAATTATTTCACCAGTTTCTGGATCCAAAGTATCTGTCTGTGCTCTTACACTGGGATCAAAATCTCTGCCCATTTTGCTACGCTTAATTAAGCTGTCAGCAACTCTGTTTTCAGTAACTTTATGCAAGGAACCTGCTGTTATATCTTCATCTCCAACAGCCTGTTCAACAGCCAATACTGTTGCCTTTTCCTTTATCTCGTGGCTTGACCTTTCTATTCTGTCAGATATTTTACCAAAACCAACATGAAGACCACCACCTAATGCACCACCAAATGCGACATTTAAGAAACTATCCATTAAATTATAGTCTTGGTCTTGTTCTGCTGCTGCTGCACCTATGACTAACGGCTCAAGTAAAGCTGCACCAACCATACCATCCATTACACCTGTCATAAACCTACCACCATTTTTACCAAACTTTGCAGCCAAAGTTGCTGCTCTTGCTGCACCCAATGTTGGTATAAATGCACTAGCTATATTTAATGGATCTATTAAACTTCCAACAAGACCTACTCCAAATTGTGCAGCACCTAAACCAAAACCACCCCTAGAAGCATTTAATGTTAAATTAAAAGAATCTCTTTTATCTTTTCTTTCAGCTAAAAGTTTTGCTAATCCTTCTTTTATGCCATCATCACCTACCTGTATTCCAGGTCTGTAATACTCGCTTTCCATGTACTGGTCTTTTGTTAGGGTTTGACCTCGTTGCCCCTCATAACCATATTGCTCTGCTAATCTTAATAAAGCATTGGCTGGATTATAATAAAGAGTTTCTTGGAATGTATCACTTAGAACATCTAAATTACTAGCTGGTGCAACGTCAAAATAACGATCAAATAAATTTTGATCGAACTGCTGATCTTCGTAGTAATAATTAGCCATTAAAATCTTGTCCTAGTTTTTAAAAACTCATTAATCCTTTTCCCTTTAACAGCAAAAGCTCCTGGACCTATATCCTCCTCAATATCTGAAACTTCTTTAGCAATGGCATTTAAAGAATCTAATTTTATAACAACAAATGGTGAGGTTTGATCTATTAAAGACCCCACGCCACCAACATCTGAAGGTTGTGGAACAACTTTTCTTCGTACCATGTTGCCTGTATTGTCAATTAAATACACACTTTGATTGTCTACTGTAGTCCTCCAAGATCCTTCAGAAGAAATTCTGTCAACATATTCGCTTGTTGTAACATCACCTTGTATACCCTGCTGACCTGGAGATATAATACCTTGCATCATAGAGTTTTTATCATTTAAAATATATTTTAGGACTCCCTTGACACCTTCTGTGTTTATGCCAGAGCCTTTTTCTACCCTTACAAATTTATTATTTATTTCAAAAAAATCATGGCTGTTTCCTAATGTCATTTTATACGCCATCTCAGCAGCATTGTTTTGTGAAGCCTTTCCATTTTGCACAAGAAAAGCTGCTGTATTATAAACAATAGACTCTGTGTCAGCTAAATGATTATTTGCTGCAGTTTTAAAACCTGCTTCAATTTCACCTTCGTATGCCTTACCTATTAAACTATTTGAATACTTTTCAAGTTGAAGTCTTACACTTTGCATCAAACTCTTACCTTCTTTTGATGAAAGTTTTAATTTACCCTTTTCGGTTCTTTCTATTTGCTCTGGAGAGTTGGCAACCATAATAGTATTGATGTTTGGATTCCTCGGATCAGACAACATCAAACTTTCAACCTTACTAATTACGTTTCTTTGTACCAAATTTTTCATAACAAGGTTTTCGTTTTCAGGACCAAAACTAGATATAAACTCTTCACCAACCCTGGCTTTTTCATTAAAATCTGTTTGCTGTGCAAACGTAGCTGAGAATGTTTTTATTTCATTATCAGAAGCAATTCTTATGTCTTTACCAAACAACCCCATAGTTTGCTGCCTTGATACTCTTTCTGAAGGACTTAACTTTTTGTTTAAGTTTTTTTCTAAATAATCTACAGGGTCCTTAATAAAGTCTGCTCTAGCTTTTGAGTTTTTGGCAACGAGTTGATTATGTATCTCAAACTTTAATCTTTGTTTATCAATATCTGTTTCGCTTCTGGCTTCAGCTAGTGCACGCTTCTCTGCATTTGCTTGTTCCGTTAATGAAGAAAATTGAGTAGATGAAAATATAGCTGATGACTTTGTAGACGCTTCAATTTGAAAATTAAAATTGTTTAATGCGTTTATGTTGTCTGTTAACTTTAATATATTTAATGTTTCGTCTATTTTTTCTTGCGTTTGATCTGTTATAATGCCTTTGTTTAATCCTATACTAGTAGTTATTGACTTAGTGTTTTTATCAGCAGTAGCCAAATCCTCCACTTCTCTTTTCTTTTTGTAATCCGAATAAACATTTTTTATAGACTGCCTTGCATTAAAATTTTTTATATTCGGCAGATAAGTTCCATTATCAATATTTTTTTCTCTTTCTATTATTTCAGACAAAGACATATTCTCTGCATTAGCAATTTCTGTATTTCTAATATCGTTTAACTCTTCTGACTCGAACTTTATTCTTTTATTTTCAGCCAAATTAACCAAAGTTCTTAATTGATTAGAACTTAATTTTTTTAAATCTACTGTTATTGCTTGACCTTTAGCATTAACTGTTTCAATTTTATCTTGCTTCAGTAATTGATTTAAACGCTCTTGATATTTTTTATCATCCAAAAATACATCTTTTTCGTTCTGGTATATTTCCATAGACAAGGCTTCAACATATTCGCCTAACACTCTACTTTCATTGAGTTTGATTTGATTAAGAATATTTACTTTGTCAGAGTGTAATAATGTTTCGTTTTCAAGGGTGCTTTTTAAATTATTTATTTCTTCTACATTTTTTGCGTTACTTGCTAGTAGACTGTAATCATTTAACTTTACACCTTTTTCAAATTCTGCAAAAGTTTTTACACCTAAATTACCAGTCTCACCATTTTCTGTTGCCGTTGTGTAAATTTCACGAGCTTCCTGTATCATGGCTTCTCTTAATTGATTACCTATAGGCAACTTTGATATTTCCATAGACAAATTAGTCAAACTATTGTTGTGTAATGTAGAATTGTAATCTCTCCCTCTATCAAACGCTAAGTTTTTACCGACTTGCATTTTATTTCCCTGATGCAATATCATTTGTGTCTTGATAGATTTAAGTTGATTGGGAGTTAAATTCTTTTTTGCGTAATTTCTTTCAAACCTGCGATTATAATCTTTTAATTCGTCTTCAGCTTCTAATGTGCTTGTAGCCTTGCTGTTTCTTATTAAATCATTAACTTCATTATTGTATTGTGTCTTTAACTCAGCAAATGCAGCTTTAGTGTTTTCCTCTTTTTCTTTCATGCCAAATTCGTAAGCTATATTACCAGCCTTTTTAAACAAATCTGCCGTAGCTAGTTGGGCACCAACAAATGCCTGTGTGTCTGCTCTAACACCAATCTGTGTGGTAGGTGCTTTTACTCTTTGTCCAAGTTGGTCATATGTAGGTATCTTCGGCATATCTTATCCCATCATAGTTGCTGTTTTTGCACCAGCTTCAAGTAAATTGGCATACGCTTGTGTTTTAATTGCAGATGATCTTGAAGCACCCTCTGCTCTAATCATAGCTGCTTGTGCAGTCTTTGCTTGTTCCTGTATACTGCTTGCATATCTTATAGCTATAGCATCCATCTCTGTGTTCATGTATGTATCTCGCAACGCCAATAAATTACTACCTGTTCCAGTAACAACGCCTGATTTAGCAGCAGCTACTCTTTGTGCCGATATTAGTTTATCTGATCCTTGACGTAACCTTTCTTGCTCATCTCTTGCAGAACGCTGTAATAATACTCGCTCATTCTCTGCTACCTTAGCATTATATTCAGCAGTCAATTTTGCTTGCTTGGCAGCAGCTTGACTAGCCTTGAATCCCATAATAGCACTAAGACCCATGGCAGCACCAGCAGCACTGCCACCACCACCAGATGCAGAAGCCTGTGCATCATTTGCATACATACTGTTTGCCATTACGCTACCCTCGCAAAACGATAATAATCTGATCCATCAGGACCATACTTCTTCATTAAACCCTCATTCTCAAAACCCAACCACTCAACATATCTTATAGCTTGCTTGTCATCTGCATGAACGCTTGCCTGTATACGCTGTAAATCGTTGTCTTCTTGCACATGATCTAACAACAAACTAGAATACTTGGCTGCTGATCTCGGCATATCGTAAGCATACTTGGACATCATAAACCAGGCTTCACCTACATTATCCCACAATCCGTATACACCACCAATCATAAACACTCTACTTTCCTGCATTGCTGTGTACGCACTCAAACAAGTTTCTTTCATCATAGCTGCTTTTGAGCTTTCTGGAAAATGAAAATTTGTTTCAATCATATCCAAGTCTTCTTTTTCAAACTTCTTAAACTTAAGCATCAAACGTATTAGACCTTCTCATAATCGCTAATATTGTCATTGGCAATGGCTGTGTTTGCCTTATAACAATCTTTGCATCATTGTCATAACCTGATGGAAAAGATATTTCTTTATCCCCAGTAAATAATGGAACAGCTTCATCCATGTTCATACTACTATCTCTAAATGGCAATCTATCAAGATTATTCACGTCTGGTCCTAACTCTGCACCAACTGTCTGAAAGAATCTAGCTGTCACGCCATGTATTCTCTTTATCTTACCCTGTGCAATCCCATCTTCTGCACCTGCTTCCATACGCAATGTTTCCAGAGAAGATGTATAACCATAGCCAACATGAACCTTAGATGCACTCCTATCTAATGTAATTGTGCCATTGCTGACTGTTTTATCAGCGTGTGCAGCACCATCTGCTAAAATGGTTACTGTTTCACCCTCAAGATGATTTAGGCTTGTAATGGTCGTTGTAGCTCCACCATCATATGTTAAGCCACTATCTACGAAGAAAGCATCTGCAACATCATCATTAAAATATAATGACTTAAGATATACAATGTGTCGAACAGTTGATCCATCTATTGTCCTCTTCACACTAAGATAAACCTGGTCTTCTGCACCACTAGGAATAGCCGTGATACTTTCTACTATACCACTACCACCTAAACTATGCTCATGCCAACCAACTGTTGCATTTGCTCTGTCATATGTTAATCCTATCAGCCTTCCATCAGCATGAACAAACCATAGCAATAACTCAGGTTCTTGTTGCCACACCATGTCAGTTAAGCCACCTCTAGCTAAATGATCTGCAAGAACAGTCAAATCAACACCTAACAATCCATCTGTGTCTAAATCAAAGGTTATCTCTTTTACCTTTTCAGCACCCTTCTGTATAAGTATTGTACTGTTACCTGCTCTCAAAGGCTTCACATTACCTGTACCAAATGTTGTTTCTCGTAGCACGTTAACATTCGTAGGCGTTACTGGCTCTGATCCTGCTCCACCTGACAAGGTAAACTCAGCACTTGTAGTCAATAACTGCAAGAATCTAGCTGGTAATAGATGCTTAATTA